TCTTGTAGCGGTGGCTCTGTTGATTCTGTCGCGAGCGGCTGTATTTCTTGAGGCTGTGCTTGGACCACCTTTTTCGGTTGACGCTTTGCTTTGACGGGGGCTGCTACTGGGGCTGCCATTTCAGTTGGTGCTGCTGCTGCCACTTCAGTTGGTGCTGCTGCTACCTTAAATGTTCGCTTCTTTACTGGTTTTGTGGGGCTTGCCGTGTCTGCTGAACTTGTCACTGGGCTAATCACCGGACTGCTAACTTCTTGTGCTTTCTTTGCCTTTGCCATGTCCTGACTACTAGGATTTCCATAGACAGTCCGTTTTAGATCATACCATGCAGATCCATAAATATGACTCAGCGGCGGTATTCTCTCAGAGACAATCCCGTGCTCTAATGCTGCGCCCCCATCACACACGCTACACAGACCCCCTGCTGTCTTTCGCTTACACCTCTCCTCTGTGTAAAAGTAGTGTTTTCCATCGCCAAATAGAAGACGCTCATTTGTTCTTCGTCCAAGACATTGTGATGCCATTTTGTTAGTTATTTGCTACCACAAATAACGAGCCAATTTTTTCAGGTCCTACTGTAGTATGGACACGTATGTAGATACACCTAGTCTTCCGGCTATATCAAAGAAAAACGTAGTATTTTACAGTCTCTTTACCATTTTGTGGTGGGTTTCCATCTGGGGACTATCTGAAACATTAATGACCTATATGGTAAAAAATTCCCTAATTCAACGTGCGGCAATTTATGCGGGTCTACTTCTCCTTGTCTTTGTTATTATGTTGGTAGATCCCCAACTCATTGAGTATTTGTAAAAAATATTTATTTTTGTTTTGTTTTATGGTTTTTCTACTTAACATCCACCGCGGAGGCGCAGGACCAGATGGAGTGTAGACTCCTTCTGAATATTGTAGTCACTCAGCGTCTTACCATCCTCAAGCTGCTTTCCAGCGAAGATCAGGCGCTGCTGATCAGGCGGAATGCCCTCCTTGTCCTGGATCTTCTGCTTGACCTGCTCAATGCTGTCACTTGGCTCTGTATCAAGAGTAATTGTCTTACCTGTTAGCGTCTTTACGAAGATCTGCATTTTGTATACTGGGAGTTTAGATCCCAGTGCGATTCAATTTTTTGAATTTCCTTATGTCATCTATTTTGTCTGATTGTCAGAAAAAATAGATGATTTTTATTATGTGGCTTAAACGCCACCACGCAGCCGCAACACTAGGTGGAGCGTAGACTCCTTCTGAATGTTGTAGTCGCTAAGCGTTCTGTTATCCTCCAGCTGCTTGCCCGCGAAAATGAGGCGCTGCTGGTCAGGCGGGATGCCCTCCTTGTCCTGGATCTTCTGCTTAACATTGTCAATTGAGTCGCTCGGCTCAACATCGAGCGTGATCGTCTTGCCTGTTAGGGTCTTCACAAAGATCTGCATTCTATATTCCAGCCGGACATTTCTTTTGTCTTGGAAAGTACGGATTTTCAATTTTTCCGCGTTCCACGACGGTTCTTGCGATTGCGGCGAGTATTTCTCTTACGTCCGCCCCACACCGCCATACCTCCAGGAGCCTTTTTCTGGGCGAGTGCTTTCGCATTAAAATTATTTCTGGTAGTAGTATTTTGTTTATTCATTGTATAATTTTCCCTCTTATAAGAATCCCTTGGTTTGGGACCGAAAAAGCCCGCTTGCGCCCGCATCGCCGCCTCCCTCTTATCCCTCTCCGCCGCTCGGAAGGCGCTCACCTTCCCACGCTGCTTGGCTTTTTCCCAAACATTAGTAGGTCTATCGAAGCCCATGTTTATTTTATGGTTATACCCCACTCTAGCATCTTCTTTACTATCATTTCTGATTTTCTGATTACGTATTTGGTCGTTAGCTCTAATCTCATTATTGGTCCTCACGCCCATCGTATGAGCAAGCGTTTGTTGAAACTTCTGTTTTGCCTTTATTTGCATATTTCTAAGATAATTGGATGCTCTATTCTTAAACGAAAGCGAGGACATTCCCTATACTTATATATGATATTTTACAAGAGCCGGGCACTCGGGTCCGTCACACCAGGGCTCCACTTGGGCATCCAAAAATACGGAACGTTCGTCTTTTCAGACTGTTTGCCATACCATGTGTAGTAAATGTGCCTGTAATAATACTGCTCTTTCGTTAACGGCTGCGGAGCTGACCATTCTTTCGCTGTCCGTTCTTGCCAGTTATCAGGTACAAGCTCTTCTACGCGCTCAGCGATTTCTTCGAACCATGATTTCTCTGTGCTCGATACACCATCGCTGAACGCTTCCTTTTTCCGCCAAAGAACCGACGGCGGCAAAGTTTTCCCATCATCGAAAGCACGACGTAGGATCCACTTCTCGGGGAGTCCATCCCTCATAGGACGACGCCACTCTGTTGCGACGCTGCGCGCAACCGCAACAAATTGCCTATCCAAGAACGGAGTTCTCGGCTCCAGCCCATGGCTACTAATACTTCTATCAGACCGCAGAACATCGAAATAATGGATGTCCTTCAAGAGTCGCTCAGACTCTTCCTCAAACTCCCTGTCAGAAGGTGCTCTGTAAAAATAGAGATAGGATCCAAAGAGTTCATCGGACCCGTCGCCATTAAAGACCACCTTACACTCCGTCAACTTCTTGATTTCTCTCGACACGAGCCAATTTCCAACACTGGCTCTTACAGTCGTCGTATCATAGGATTCAATATCGTGAATGACCTTGGGTATAGCAGCAAAAAAGTCGTCCGCGCTGAGAAGAATCTCTGTATGATCGGACCCAATCCATTCTGCTACAAGCTTCGCGTACTTCATATCGGTTGAGCCAGGCATGCCAATACAGAATGTCTTCAGTGGAGGCTTTCCTAGATCCCTCAGGTTCTTCGCAACGAGTGATGCGATCAAACTACTATCTACGCCGCCTGATAAGAGCGCAGCGACCGGTCGCTCAGTCATCAAGCGCTTCTTAACCGCTTCCTCCAAAGCAAAGCGAATGGCGGCAGATGCCATATCTAGACCATTCGGATGAGCAGGTGTAAACATTGGATTCTTGAGCCACGTTTGTGTGTGATATGTCTCTATTGTTAGACGTGTGGTGTCACTCAGACTATAGACATGATAGGTTCCAGGAAAGACAGGGCTGATGGTAGAACAATAGGGTACAAGAGCTTTTATTTCACTGGCAAAGATGCGCGTACAGATTACGCCTTCCTCGTCATATGCGAGCCCCATGTACAGCGGTCTTACACCATAAGGATCGCGTCCTACGACAACACGATTGCGCTTCTCATCTACAATGGCGATGGCAAAGACACCATCCAATGATCGGAAGAGTGACTTCAAATTGTCAGCATACTTGTTGTAAAGATGACCAATGACTTCACAATCACTTCCTGATAAGGTAATAATTTCATGCTCATCCTTGAGGGCTTCTGAATTGTAGATTTCACCATTACATGTCCAATGAACACCGTACGATGACCACGGTTGCATGCCTAGCCGATTCAGACCATTAATTGCCAGGCGTGTAAATCCCATCTTTGCCACTCCGCTTATATCAATAAGCCGTGATCCTTCCGGACCGCGAGCTGTCAACTTGCTCAGTCCATTTTCTGGCTTCAAGGCGACCAGACCTTTTCCAAGCAGCATCCAAATTCCACACATTCTTTCTTAGAAAAAATATAAGGAAAAGACAGAATGGACGCAAGTGACATCATCAAGAAATTACAATCACAGGCTCAATACCGTTTTTATAAGGAAACATTTGCTGTAAAAGCACCTACTGTAAATATTAGTACATGTGGTTCAATTATACCAGCTGCGAACGGTGTTACCGTGAATTTTCCTAGTTATATAGATAAACAACTTATGTTTAAAGGAAAACTATATTGTAGCTCGTGTACAAATTCATGTGGATGTTAAGTTCATCACGTGGTATTGTAAGGTCTTTTTGTGTGGGAGGAAACTGTGGACCTTTCGATCATAGAAACTTGTTCTCATGGGTGGCGTTGACGGCGGCGTAGCGTCCTTGTACATCTGTGTAAGATTTGATGAAAGTGCTCCTGCAGTTTCCTTCAGGCGAACACTGATCCAGAGTGAATCACCAAGTGGCACAGTTTCAAAGAATCCTGCTTCGTTTTCGAGGGTGCGACGCTTATACTCAAGGTCAGAGAACCCATCTTTTAAAAGCAATTGTAGATCTGCGAGTGACATTTTATTGTGGAGTTTGAGTGCGGGGGGCGATTTCAAATTTACCGTATGTTTATACTAAGAAGGATGAATCTGAATCTAGATGGACCTCTTTATGAGCTCGTATCACGAGGAAATAAAGATGTATATTTTCAAGAAGACTCTGCCGATGCGCAGTTTCTCTTTGATAACCGATATGGACCTACGGCGCCAGTGATTCATGAACTGAGACGCCTTCCGCCCCTTAATTCAGTGGAATTCGGTCGCTCTTCCGAATTTCAACTAGAGGTCGCTGGCGACTTCATTGTATCGCCAACACTCGTTATCGACTTGCCATCGTGGTTGCCGCCGAATTATGTTGGGCTCAACTCGAAAGGAGTTGTTCAGGACAGCGGCGGAGTCTCTTATGGATATACCAACGGAATTGGCTATTTTTTATTCGAGAAGATTCAGATCTTACAAGACAATATTCTCCTACAGGAATTCAGCGGCGACGCTCTCTGGATTCAAAGTCGGTCTCGCGGATCTCTGAATTCCGCTTTTTTGGAAGATAAGCTCTTGGGTATACATAATGGCTCTACGCTTTCTATCGGTCGCAATGCGACGCCTGGACGCTTGAGGCTGCCCTTGCCCCTCATCGGATGCCAAGCATTAGAAGAAGGTGGATTCCCTTCTCTCTGTTTACCGAATCAGCAGTACAAAGTGCGCGTCTGGCTACGGAAACTGGAAGATCTCGTGGAGGCGAGTGACGGACGGGAAAAACCTGCTCCATGGGGATCTACACTACAGGTTCAGACAGAGAGGAATGGCGCCTTTACGTCATTTACAGCGTTGGATCGACTTCTCATCGGAGCGCCCACAATCTATCTGGAGACACGCCATATCTATACGAACGACGAGACACGCACGGCGCTTCGCGCATCGTCGCTTGATATTCCTTTTGAGCGTATTTATGAGAATATCTTCGCACAGGGTCCCTTGGACTATGCGGCAGCGGCGCCTTTTCTGACGCGTATCTTGGATGCGACACATCCCTGCTCACGGATTATTCTGGCGTTTCGCTCTTGGGCAGATATGCGGGCGAATCGGCTCTGGAAGCTCCAATCAGATTCCGCGACAGGTGAATATTACTCTGGGCTGAAGCTTCTGATTGCGGGGCGGGATAGGACACAATTCTGGAGTCCTCTTGTTTGGAATAGCCTGGACAATTATGTAAAGGAGGAACGTGATTCTGGACTACGTCTTGCGACAATTAACTTCGGTTTCGGTGAAAAAAAGGG